GCGCCGATAGTTGATTTTTGTGTAACAAAACCCCCCATTAAAGGGGGTTTTGACGCAGTTTATTTGACTTTGGCGACCACTTTGTTTAGCATAAATTGATCACAGCCCCTGGGGTTTTGTGCTGGAGACCGTCATTACTGCTCATAATAAATATATTTGAAAACAAACCCCAAATATTATCAGGAGATAATTTTTAATGGATACACCTATTGAAGTGAAAAATAATGTAGGCACACATGCTAAACCAAATGATCCCAAACGTTTTGAAATCCAAAATGCAACTATAATTGCCCTTAAAACTTTTAAAGGAAATGAAGTTCGTATATCATTTTTTGACGGAGCTAAATTAGAGGTTATAGGTGATAAATTTGCAAAATATCATGTCACATTTTTAGATGCTATTACTAATTCAATAATTTATCAAGTTGATTTAGATAAGAATACACCAAATGTATATTGGTGCCAATCAACAATTAAATATTTTATAAATTGGAAAATTTTATTAACAGAAGATGATATACCAGTTATTGATTATTATTTTAATCCCAATAAACAAAAAGTTTTTATTCAATTTTGTAGTAATGCATTAGGAGATACATTGGCATGGATTCCTTATGTAGAGGAATTTCGTAAAAAACATCAATGTGATGTTAACGTAGCAACTTTTCATAATGAAATTTTTGAAAAAGTTTATCCTAATTTGAAATTTTATACTCCTGGATCTAATATTTCCGGGTGTTATGCATTATATATGATTGGAGTATTTGATAATGATTATAGTAAAAATAAAAATAATTGGAGAACTATTCCTCTTCAACAAGTAGCTTCAGATTATCTTGGTTTAGATTACAAAGAAATTAAACCTAAAATTTGTCGGCCGACAAATCCTAGACCCATTCCAGAAAAATATGTTGCTATTGCCGAATTTTCAACATTTGATTGTAAGGAATGGTTACATACAGGCGGATGGCAAAAGATTGTTAATTATTTAACAGATCAAGGATATAAAGTTGTATCTGTATCTAAAGAACCATCTAAATTGCAAAACATAATTAAATTCAATAACCGAGATCTTTTAGAAACAATCCATAATATTCAACATGCTGATTTTTTTATTGGAATATCTTCTGGTTGTTCTTGGTTAGCTTGGGGTCTTGATGTTCCAACAATTATTATTTCAGGTCCAACTGCTCCTTTTGTAGAAATGAAAGATTGTTATCGAGTTATTAATTTAAATGTATGTAATAGTTGTATGAGCGATAAAGATGCATCTTTTGATCGTGGTAATAGAAGATTATGTCCTCGTAATAAAAATTTAGAATGTTCTACTGCAATTACGCCAGAAATGGTTATTTCAGCATTTGAGCGTGCTGTATCTGATAAAAAATTAAATATTACTCCAGTAAATAAAATTGGAAAAGAAAAAATATTATTTATTACACCTCATATGTCAACTGGTGGATTACCTCAATATCTATATGGTTGTGTAAAAGATTTAAGATATTCTGGTTGTGATGTTGTGGTTGTAGAATGGCAAGATATTGCTCCTATATTTGATGTCCAAAAACGAAAAATAAAGAAGATTTGCCAATTTTATTCATTGGATGGAGATCGCCATAAACAATTACAAAATATTATCCAAGATTTTGAACCTAATATAATTCATATTGAAGAATTTCCTGAATATTTTATGCCAGATGAAACTATTCGTATGATTTATAATTCTCAACGGCAATATAAAATATTAGAAACATCTCATGGAGCATGTGTTGTCCCTCCTCAACAAAAAAGATATTTACCAGATCGTTTTGTATTTGTTAGTCCGTGGCATGTTAAAATGTATGAACATTTAGGAGTACCTATAAGTATTGCTGAATATAAAACGGAACCACATATACGTCCTCCACGTGAAGCTGCTTTAGGTAAATTGGGTTTAGATCCTGGAAGATATCATGTTTTAAATGTTGGCCTTTTTACACCAGGTAAAAATCAAGGAGAACTTTTTGAAATTGCTCGGCAACTTCCAGACATTCAATTTCATTTTGTAGGTAATCAGGCTCCTAATTTTAAAGATTATTGGGAACCATTAATGAAAAATAAACCAGAAAATTGTGTCATTTGGGGAGAACGTCATGATACAGAAAATTTTTATGCGGCATGTGATTTGTTTTATTTTTCTTCTAAATTTGAATTATTTCCCATTGTAATTAAAGAAGCATTATCTTGGAATATGCCAATTATGATGAGAAATTTAGAAACATATTGTGGTTCTTATGTCGCTGGAGAAAATATTACTTTTATTGAAAATAATATTGGTAATATGGTTGAAAAAATTCGTTATATGTTTCCATCTTTAGGTGATTCTTTATTAACCAGTTATTATTCTACTCCAGAACCAAAACCAAATAAATTAGTTGATATTCAACCCATTAATTTACCTTCAGTTGCCGTGGTGATTCCTAATTATAATTATGGGAAAACTCTTGAAAGAGCAATTTTAAGTGCTCAAGCACAAACAATAAAACCAAAAGCTATCATTGTTGTAGATGGTGGATCAACTGATAATTCAAAAGAAATTGTTAATCGTTTAGGTGTAACTTGGGTTGAAAATCCAGATGTAAATCAAGGACCCGCTAAAAATAGAGGTATTGCAGCCGCTCCACCTGAATGTGAATTTATAGTACCACTTGATTCTGATGATTGGATTGAGCCGGATTATATTGCACAATGTTTAGGAAAAATGAAAGATGATGTAGCTGTAGTTACACCTGGATTAGTATTTAATGATGGTACTTTAGCATATGGTGATGCTCCATTTACCGTAGAACGTTTATTAAATAGAAATAGACTATTTAGTTGTTCGATGTTACGGCGATTGGTTGTAGAACAATTAGGTGGTTATTGTGAGGCGGCTTCTTTTAATTGTGTTAATGGAACTTATGAAGATTGGGATTTATGGTTAAGGGTTGTTGAAGCTGGATGGAAAATTGAATCTGTTAATTTACCTTTATTCCATTTTACAAGCCGCGGTCCTTTAGATCGTGATACAAGATATTCTTTAGAACAAGAAGCTACTTGGATTGCACGTATTAAATTACGTCATGAACAAAGAATGAAAGATTTTAATGATAAAATTAATGTTATAGTTTTTTCTAAAGATAGACCAGCACAATTAGATGCTTTATTAGAAAGTATCAAACAAAATTCTAAAGGAATTCAAAATTTATCTGTTATTTGTAAATATTCAAATGAAGAATTTTTTAAAGGTTATTATCTTGTTGCCACATCTCATCCGAAAGCAAATTTTATTAATCAATCAGAAACGAAATCATTAAAACCTTTATTATTACAGGCTTTAGATCCTTCTAAACCATATACGATGATGTTAGTTGATGATGATATTTTTTACCGGCAAATGCCATTTATTCCAGAATTAGAAAATAATTCTACATATTCTGTTAGATTGGGTAAAAATTGTACATATTGTTATGCACAAAATAAGGCACAAAATGAAGGTGAATTAGATTTTAATTATTCATTATCTCTTGATGGGAATATTTATAGAACAGAAGATATACTTCCTAGAATTCAATCTATTGAATTTAATACTCCAAATCAACTTGAAGATAAATTATCACAAACACCACCAATAAAATTGCTTTATGCAAATCATAGTTGTTTAGTTGGAATTCCAAACAATATAGTTCAACATGAATATGAGAATCGTTCAGAAAATGGAGATGTTGAAAAATTAAATAAATTTTTCCTTTCTGGATGGAGGATTAATATTAATGCTATGGATTTTACTTCTGTCCGTGGTGTTCATCAACCCATTTTATATAAATTCCAACCAGCGGAGACAATGGATAAATCTTATATTAAACAATTATTACATTCTTATAAAAATCCAATAGTTGTAGAATTAGGAGCATATAATGGATCAGATACAAAATGGATTTATGATGCTTGTGTTTGCACACCAAAATATTTTGCTGTTGAACCAGATCCTAGGCATATTTTTCAATTAATTTGTAATGTTCCTCAAGCTAGAATTATACAAACTGCTATAGCAGATTATACTGGTGAAATTGATTTTAATCTTTCAAATAGTGATGATGGGATAAATGACCATTCAAGTTCTATTCTTAAACCTAAAGAACATTTGAAAATGCATCCACAAGTAAAATTTGATAAAACAATCAAAGTTCCTTGTATGACTTTAGATGATTTAGTTAAAAAAGAAAATATTGACCATATTAATCTTTTATTTGTAGATATCCAAGGAGCAGAAAAAAATCTAATCGAAGGTGGAAAAGAAATTTTGAAAAAGACAGATTGGATTTTTATCGAATCTTATGAAAATGAAATGTATGAAGGACAAATACTTAGATCTGAATTATTAAAAATGCTTCCTGATTTTGAAAAGGTGGGAGAATTTACCGATTCTAATATATTGCTACAACGGAAACGATAAATAGGAGTATATGCTAGGTAACCCAGTTTTCAATTTTCATACTATCGAAAAAATTACTAATGCATTTGGATATATTTTTGACGATATTTCTATCCAAAGAATAGATCCTAAAACAAAAGCAGTTAAAACCATTAAAGTACCTCTAAATCAAGCAGCTAAAGAAAAATGGGGTATTCGTATGGAACAAGATCCAAATGCCGGAAATGAACCTTTACAAAAGCATGTAGAAATTGTTTTGCCTAGAATGGCATTTGAATTAACACAAGCACCTCATTTTGATGGAAAAAGAAAATTAAGTTCAATTTATTATCGGGTGGCTTCTTCAGGAAATGGACCTTCAGCATTAGTACAATTAAATCCAGTACCAATGTTATTTGATTTTTCATTATATATGCAAGCACGTACTTTAAGCGATTCTTATGCTATTTTAGAACAAATTTTACCATTTTTTAAACCAGATTATGTAGTATCTATTGATGATATTCCAGAAATGTGTATTAAAAGAGATATTATAATAACTTTGATAAATTCTTCTCATAATGATTCTTATGAAGGAAATTTTCAAGATAAACGTATTATTGAATGGCAATTTGATTTCCAAGCACAAGGACATATATATCCTCCAATTCGTCAAAAACCTGTTATTACAGATGCTACTGTAAATTTAACAGATACAGGAGCTAGTGTAATTGTTACAGCAAATCCAGATACTGGGAATTTGGAAGATCCTTATAATATAGATATTACGGAAGAATAAATATTTTTATGGCAAATAGAGGACGGCCACCTAAACAGCCCATTGCAACCAAAATTACACAGGCATTAAATATGGCACAAGATGAAATAGATGATTTAATGCCATTTGAAGAACAAGAGAAAATTGTACCTGCAATATCTTCACCAGAAGTTGTTGTAGAACCAGCACCAAGACTTACAAAAGAAGCTTCAGATGATTATGATTTTGCACGAAGTAATTTACATTCATTATTATTAAAAGGAAATGAAGTTTTAGATGGTATAATGGATGTTGCAAAAGATAATGAACATCCTAGAGCTTTTGAAGTTGCTGGTGTTCTTTTAAAAGTTTTACTTGAAGGAACTAATGAATTAATGACACTTCAAAAAGATATTCGGAAAGTTCAACAAAATACTACGAATATGCCTGAAATACTTTCAGAAAAACCAGGAGATAATACATTCATTTTTGAAGGAACAACAATGGATGCATTGGAATTATTAGAACAGGCTAGAAAGAATAAAGCCGAAAAACTTAAAAGTAAAGAAATAGGAAATTAAATATGAATCCAAATACGGCAGCATTTCCAACAAATATAGCAACAGATACAACTTTACCAATTGCAAATGATGATGCCTTTTCAAATTTATCTATTGCTTTAACAAGTTCTTCTGGTACGGCAGCATTTTCAACACCATCAGCATTTATTAATTTACCTTGTTATATTTCTTTAGATAATGAAATTCTTTTAGCTACAGCAACTTCAGGAACAGGTGGTTTTGTTGTTTCTCGTGGACAACTTGGAACTACACCTGCAACTCATGCACAAAATACAATTGGTTATGGATATCTTTTTAGTCATTTAGCAAATCAATGGTCGGCCGAAATTAAAGCTATTGAAACTTCTTTAGGAATTAATTTATCTAATGTAATAGGTACATCAGGTACAGCCGGTGGTGATTTATCTGGTAATTATCCAAATCCTACAGTCGTAACTGTAGGTGGAGCTTCCGCAGGTGATATTGCAACTGCGGCTTCAGAAGCTCATGTACAAAATACAGATACAGGAACCGATTCAGATACATTTCAAATTGGTATAAATGGCCCATTACTTAATGATGTTGGGGTAGGTTTAGAAGTTAAAGATAAAACAAATTCAACATATCTTGATTTCCGAGTTAAAAATCTTGTTGTATGGGGTAATTTATCTAGTGGTACTTCAGGTGCTTTGGTTGCTGGTGGTGATTTATCTGGTAATTATCCAAACCCAATTTTAGGTTCTGTAGGAACTGCGGGAACTTTTGGGGATAATGGTCATGTGGCTGTAATTACTGTAGATTCAAAGGGTAGAATAATTGCAGCTTCAAGTGCTGAGATTACAGGTTCTGCTCCTGGTGGAAGTGCTGGTGGAGATTTAACAGGTGATTATCCAAATCCAACATTAATATTAGTTGGCTCAGCAGGTACATATGGAGATACAACACATATCCCAGTATTTGTATCTGATAGTAATGGGCGTGTAGTTTCTGTAACAAATACTTTAGTAACATTTGGTACAGCAGGTGGAGATTTAACAGGAAATTATCCAAGTCCTTCAGTAGCTACAGTTGGTGGTCAAACTGCGGTTAATATTGCTTCTGCAACTTCAGCCGGAAATCAAGCAACAAATATTAATACTCCATCTACTTTAGTTCGGAGAGATACTAATGGAGATTTTGCGGCTAGAAATATAACAGCAAGAATTGTGGCTGGTGGAACCTCTGGAACTTATTCACTTGGAGTAGGAGCAGGAACAAGTGGATCAGCAACTATAACTGGTAAAGATGCTGCGGGATTAATTTCTATTACAACAGGATCTTCACCAAATACAGCTTCTCCAATTATTACAGTAATTTTTGGTATTAATTTACCAGCCGCTCCTTCTGCAATCATTTTAGAACCTGGAAATGCTGCGGCGGCCGCTTTAACAACTGCTACTCCATTTGTAACTTCTTTAAGTTCTTCTGGATGGGTATTAGAATCAAATTCTGTGGCTCTGGCTGCATTAACTACCTACAATTGGTATTATGTAGTTATAGGATAATGAGTACATATTTAGGTAATCCATCTCTTAAAGATACGAATGTTCATGTTAAATGGACACCTCAATTATTTGAAAAATTACAAAAGTGTGCCGAAGATCCTGTTTTTTTTATTACAAATTATATTCAAGTTGTTACAATTGATGAAGGTGTTACAGATTTTAAATTATGGGATTTCCAGGCCCAATTAGTTAAAACAGTCCATGAAGAACGGTTTGTAATTACCGTTATGCCTCGGCAATCAGGCAAATCAACTACATTGGTTGCATATTTTTTACATTACGTATTATTTAATAAATATAAAAAAATTGGAATTCTTGCAAATAAGCGAGAAACGGCCATTGAATTATTAGGAAAAATTCAATTAGCATTTGAATTATTACCTATGTGGCTTCAACAAGGTGTTAAAGTTTGGAATAAAACTCGTATTGAATTAGAAAATGGATGTATTATTGCAGCTTATGCCACTACGGGCGCATCTGTACGTGGACAAACTTTTAATGTTATCTTTTTGGATGAGTTTGCTCATATTGATAATAAATTAGCTGATAAATTCTGGACTTCAACTTATCCTGTAATTTCTCAAGGAACAACTTCTAAAATTATTATTGTTTCAACACCTAATGGAGTAAATCTTTTTCATGATTTATGGGTTAAAGCAAACTTTCCTCATGACCATCCTTTGTGGAATCATTTTCATGCTCTTGAAGTTCATTATACTGAAGTTCCAGGACATGAAAATCCAGAATGGGCAGAACAAACAATATCAATTATTGGTCAAGAAAGATTTGACCAAGAATTTGGATGCGAATTTATTGGATCTGGTGCTACTTTAATTTCAGGACGTTTCTTAAAATTAATAGAAACTTTTCCTCCAAAACATTCACAACATTTCTTTGATGTTTGGAAAGACCCTTCATCAACTATAGATGAACCTCATATTTATGTAATTTGTGTAGATACAGCCCGTGGAAAACAATTAGATAATTCAGCATTTACAGTCATTGATGTAACAGATTCTCCATATGAAGTAGTAGCTAAATATTGGTCTAATACAATTCCACCAGTATTATTAGCTGATGAAATTGTTCCTGTAGCTAAAAGATATAATAATGCTTATATTCTTTTAGAAATGGATGGACCAGGATATCAAGTAGCAGATGATTTACATCATATTCATGAGTATGAAAATATTTTAATGGTAGCTACAAAAGGAAGATCTGGCCAAATTTTAGCAACAGGATTTGGAAATGTAGGTAAAAATATTCAACGCGGTGTTAAAATGAGTACACCAGTACGTAGAACTGGATGCGCCAATTTAAAAACTCTTATTGAAAATAAAAAATTAATTTTTTATGATGCAGATATTAAAGATGAATTGATTTCATTTGTTTTAAAAAATGACAAATACCAAGCTGATGAAGGTAAAAAAGATGATTTGGTAATGACACTTGTAGTATTTTCTTGGTTAACAACTCAAAAACATTTTAGAGATTTGGTAGAAGCTAAACTTCGTGAGAGTTTACAAGAAGATTATGCACCAAATTTTGAACACGATTTAACACCTTATGGGTGGGTTGATACTGGAATTGAAGAAGAAGAAGAAATTTTAACTAAAGAATGTGTTTGGAAAAGTGCTCAAAGTGAAATTTGGGATGAATTTTGTAAAAGAGAACAAAGGAAAGCATCTATTGATATGGATAGACTTAAAAGATTACAGGAAGTTGGATGGGCTTAAAGTCTTGGAAATAATAAATATTTAATGAATTAGAATTAAAACATAATTGGCAAAAGATTATAAGAATTAAGGAGATACAAGATGGCATTTAATTTATTAAGTCCAGGTGTTCAATTTAGTGAAATTGATGATGATACAACGGTTGTAGGAACCGCTGAAACTGGTGGTGTTTTGGCTGGTCCTTTTACATGGGGTCCTGCAAATTTAAAAACGCTTGTAGATAGTGAAATTACTTTAAAAAACACTTTTGGTGAACCTGATAACGATACTTCTGCTACATGGTTTACAGCATCAAGTTTCTTACAATATGGAAATAATTTAAGTGTTGTAAGAGTAATTTCCGCAGATGCAAGAAATGCTGCGGTTATTAATGATGGTGTAACATATGTAGAACCTACTGTCCCAGGTGCAGGATATGTTCATGTGCCTACATTACAATTTTCTGGTTCTTCAGGAGCAGCAGCTACAGTAGTTGTTGCTAATGGAGAAATCGTAGATGTAATAGTTACAAGTTCTGGAGAAGGATTAAGTATTGATTCGCCTCCATCGATTACAGTTATTCCAACAGGTGGAGATATTATTACTGAAGAAGC